CTCTAATGGGCAATATTGTGGCGAGACTGTTGACAAAGCGGTTTTGCTGTGTTATGATGTGTGTATTATTAACTATGTGAGGTGTCTAAATGGCTCGTGGTAAACAAACTGATCCCAAAGTCTGGGAAAAACTAATCGTTGCAATGATTAGCGGTAAACAAATTTCTAAAGAAGAAGTTACCGCAACTTTGAGCAATGAACTTGAAGTGTATCGCCTTTCCACTTATATCTGGGATATTAAAGCAAAGGCTGGTGGTGTCATCAAGGCAATTAAAGATGGCCGCAAGGTAACTGCATACCAACTTATGAATGTCGATGAAATGACAAAGTATCTTGCCAAGCGTGGTATTAGCACTACTGTTGCTAAAGCCAAAACCAAATCTGTGAAGAAACTTGCAGACCTTGGTGCTCAAGAAACCGCTACCGAAACTGTTGAGACAGTTACTGAAACTGATACGGCAGAACAGACCTCTTAATTTTTTTACAAGGTCTAGAGGTCTACATATCGTAGACCTATTTTTTTATTTTGGGAGATTTGTATGAAATATATTTTTAAACAAATTGACAATATCTCTGGCCGTCTTGCAGAAACCACTATTGAATTTCATGCAGATAGTCTCTCAGATATTTTAGAACAATTTGAAATGTTTTTGCGTGGATCTGGTTTTCATACATCAGGCACTTTAGATTTTGTACCTGATGAAGAATACTACGGGTACACTACACCAAAATTTGAATGTGCTGAAGAAAATGATGAAGAAAATGAACAACCACATGAATGGACTCGAACAATTCGAGGTATTCGAGATGATGGTGAGATGTTAGATTTAGATGGCTTTTGTCATCGTTGTGGTTTGACAAAAAATCAACTCGGTGATAATATTTGTTATGATATTAATTGTGGATTGAAAGAAAAGTAATATGACTAAAATTGTTATTAATACTTGTTTTGGTGGTTTTGGTTTATCTGATGCCGCATTGGATGAATATAAAAGCCTTAAAAATATCACAGATGAAAATTTTTATCACAATGACATTCCTAGAGATTGTCCAGTTTTGGTTGCAATGATAGAAGAACAAGGAACTGCCGTTGATGGTGACTTCGCTGATTTGAAAATTGTGGAAATACCTGATGGTGTGAATTGGTATATACACGAATATGATGGCTTGGAACATGTGGCAGAACGCCACAGGACTTGGAACTAAAATTGAATATCTTTTACCTAGACCATGATGTGACTAAGTGTGCAGAAATGCATAACGATAAGCATGTGGTCAAAATGATTTTAGAATATGCTCAATTACTTTCTACTGCTCATCGCTACCTTGACGGCACTCCCGTTGTTGGCCATTCTGACACTGGTCGAAAGCAAAGTCGATATGTTCTTCATGATGGTCGTGATAAGTTGCTTTATGCTTCCACTCATATCAATCATCCTTCTGCTATTTGGGTAAGGCAAAGCGATAAAAATTATTCTTGGTTATTCGAAATGTTCGAATCACTTCTTGAAGAATACACATATCGTTATGGTAAAAAACATGCTTGCGAAAAACTTGTTTGGGCATTAGAAGTTCGACCAAATAATATTCCGAGAGGAAACTTTACTGAGCCAACACCTGCAATGCCTGATGAAGTGAAGATTGTTGGTGATTCTATTGCATCCTATCGCAACTACTATATAAACAACAAATCGCATCTTGCGAAGTGGAAGAAGAGACCAGTTCCTCTTTGGTATCCGGAGACAAATTTTGCCAACATATAATTTTGTGAATAGTGAGACAGGTGAAGAGTTTGAATCGTTTATGAAAATTTCTGAGCGTGAAGAATACCTAAAAACAAATTCACACATTCATCCCGTAATGACAGCGCCAGCTATTGTTTCTGGTGTTTCTACTTCAACACAAAATCGGGTACCTGATGGTTTCAAGGATGTGCTATCTAAAGTTGCAGAGGCACATCCTGCAAGTCCTCATGGGCATCGTTATGGTAAGAAATCTATTAAGGATGTGCAGACTCAACGAATTGTTAAAGACCATGTTGATAAGATTACGAAAAGAGTTGGCGCTAAATGATTTTTAACCATGTGAAACTTCCAGAATTAGATTTTGATTTAAAAGCTGTAACTACTGAATCTGGAAGAAAATATACAACACCAAATGGTGAGAAGTATTCTTCTATAACAACTGTTCTATCTGCCTACAATATAAAGGCAATTATGGAATGGCGTAAGAGAGTAGGTGAAGAGCAGGCGAATAAGATATCAAGCCAAGCATCTCGCCGTGGTACTTCAGTGCATGATGTTTGTGAAAAGTTTTTGCTCAATGAATTGAGTGATATGAAAATACAAATGATGATGCCGAATGTGAAAGAGATGTTTCTTCAACTGAAACCTGAATTGATGAAGAACATTGGTAACATCTATTGTTTAGAGCAAGCATTGTATTCTCATAAATTAAAAGTTGCTGGTCGTGTAGATTGTATTGCTGAATGGAAAGGAAAACTTTCTGTCATCGATTTTAAAACATCAAGCAGGCTGAAAGACAAAGACAACATCAAAAATTATTTTATGCAATGTAGTGCTTATGCAATTATGTTCGAAGAGATTACTGGTTTACCGATTGAACAAATCGTGGTAGCCATTGCAGTTAATGATGAGACAGTGCCTCAGATATTCGAGGAGACAAAACATAAATACATTGATGACCTTCTTTACTATGTGAAGAAACATCAAGATATTGCTGTATGAAGTAAAGAGAAAAGTGTTCTGGACGGGGGTGCGAATCCCCCCAGGTCCACCATAAAACATACTCACCGACCATTTAAAATTGACACGGAGGTAAAGCTAGGTTTTGTCAATGCTACCTAGTGGAGTATGTTTTATAATGGGCCTGCATAGTTTCGACAGGGCAACAAGTAACAGAGTGGACAGCACGGTAGGCGATGACCGTTAATCAAGCAAAAAAAGTAAACGCAAACGACTCACAGTTCGCATTGGCTGCCTAAACACGGCCTAGGGTTCGATAGGTTCCTCGTAACAGAATACCTATCAAAGATTAGCAGTTGTACTATGATAGATTAATGATTTTCTCTGCTTGTAATTTCACTACCTTTTGATATATAATTAGTTATAACGATTTGTTGTAACTATAACTGGAGAAAAATATGAAATGGTCTACACCACAAGCAAGCGATATGCGTTTCGGTTTCGAAATCACAATGTACATTGCAAATAGGTAATAGAGGTTTGATGGATTTACTCTAAAAATAAATCCATCATTTTTAACAACAAAGGAGTTTATTTTGAAGAAGTTATTTTTAGTAACAATGATAGCAATGTGTGGTCTTGCACAAGCAGGCGGATATACATCACTGGAATATTCCAATGAAAACAATCGTGCCACTGGCGCAGACAATATCAAGGAAGCCTTGGTAGTTGGAAATAAAGTAGGCGATACTGACTACAGTTTGAAAATAGAAAATAGCCAAACAGAATTTGGTAGTGGTTCAATTACACAAGGTCTAGAATTTCGTGTGAAACAATCTTTCGGCGACAAAGGCGGCCTTCGCCCTTACCTTGGTGTTCGATTAGGTGAGAAAGTAACCAGTTCAACTCATTTCAGTCACTATGCTTTTGATGCAGGAGTTAAAATTCCTCTAGGTGCAGGACTTACTGGTGATGTTGGTACTCGTTATCGTAATGCATTTGATACTGCAAACGCATATCAAACAACTCGTGCCCATGTTGCAGTTGGTTATGATTTAACTAAACAAGATGCAATTGCAGTTCGTTGGAGCCGCAGTTGGGGTGATGAAGAAAAAGACGGTGTGCGTTTACAATACACTCGCAGTTTCTGATATTATAAATAAATAAACAGTGGGTTGATGGATCCCAATAAAACCATCATACACTACACATCACAGGAGAAAACTATGTCAAACATGACACCTTTTGAAATTCGTCTTGAACTATTAAAAATGGCAAGAGACATGCTATATGATTCTTATAACGCAGAGCGTGACCGTGTCTCTCAAAGCTGGCACATGCAATGCGATTCGGCAAGGTCTAAAGGTGAGACACCACCTGAACATCCAGCACTGCCGCCAATCCCATCCGAAATTGATATTATATCCAAAGCACAAACGCTTAATGGATTTGTATCCAATCTACCTTCGGAACAACCAAAAGTAGTTAAGAAATCTTCTTAATAGAAGAGGGTTAGAGGAGGCCGCAATGGCCTCCTTTTTTCTTTGAAAGGAAAATCCAATGTTTAAGCACTCAATCTTATTGAGCATAATTATTTCATTAGGCATTTTGTTGTCGGTTTTTATTTTAACTGATTCGCAAACATCAATGCCATTCAGAACAAATTATTTTAGTCTAAATGCTGAGGCAAAAGAACAAGTGAATTGCCTAGCAGAAAACATCTATTTTGAATCGGCATTTGAGCCGAGAGAAGGACAACTTGCTGTTGCATTCGTCACAATCAATAGAATGAATTCTGGACATTTTGAAGACAACATCTGTGGTGTTGTTAAACAAAAAGTAGGAAAGACTTGTCAATTCTCATGGTGGTGTGAAGAAAAGCCTTATGCTATTTCTACCTCTAAAGTATTGACAAGTGGATACAATTTGAGATATAATGACATTCGAGACTTAGCAACATATGTCTATGCAAATTATGAAAAGATTGATGATCCTACTTCAGGAGCATTATTTTATCATGCAGATTATGTAAACCCTAAGTGGAAGAATATGGTCAAGACAACACAGATTGGTAGACATATCTTTTACTTTAAAACACTAAAGGAAAACCAATATGCCTATAGATAATAAATTAACAGCATTAACATCATTCAAATCACCAACAGTACAAATTTCAATTACACTGATTTTGCTTGCATTGATTGGTGGTATGACTTTTTATCATACTAATGACAGAAAACTAATGGCGGCGAATGTTGACAGTGCAATATCAAAAGGCATCGATCCATTGTCGGTTCGTTGCTCATATGCATCAAGCACAGATATTATCTGTATTGCATTTGCATCATCAATGCAATCACACAATGCACCATCAATCATATCGTCACAATCGAAAAAATAAATTATGCCTACTCGTGATGAAATGATGAAGTTTGCAAAAGCAATTGAAGACATGATGCGAAAGCATAGGTGTAATCATATTGATGCAATCGTTGAATATTGTAAAGAGACAGGACTTGAGATTGAGGTTGCCGCATCTTTGGTAAACTCTAATCTCAAATCTAAAATTGAAAGTGATGCACAGGACATGAGAATGATGCCTGTTGTATCTAAATTACCAATTTAAGAGTTTTTGTGTTTGTCTCTTCAAAACAAACACGATAGAAGGAGAAGTTATGAATATTTCTATTCCAAAAATTGATGTAGGTCTAATTGTTAATGTTGCCATTGCTGTCGCTATTGTACAAGTGGTGGGTAGAGTTACTGGCTGGTGGTAAAATGATGTGGTGGGACTTCGGTCCCACCTTTTGAGGATTATTATGACAGGATATGAAGCCTTCGCTTTGTACAATTCATTGAAGATACATTTCACACAGAAGAGTTATGACTATTTCAAATACAATGGAAAGTCAAACATTTCTGTACAGACATTTGAATTGAGAAAAGACAAATACTATTTCTACAAACTTTCTAGGAAGTATGAGAAAGAAGAATTTGTTAAATTTCTCGTTTCAAATTTCATCATTGACAATAAGATATGGGTAGGCAAACTCTTAGAAGAAGATGCTGAATCGATATACAAATTGTTTTTGATGAGCCAGCAATCACTCAGTTATATCTTTGAAAATGACTGTCGTGAATTGTTTATTGAGTACTCTAATCCCAATGACATTTTGAAAGTAGAAGATGGAGAATATCCTGTTCTATTGACAAAAACATTACGAAAGGAAACTCAATTTGAAACATTGTGCATATTGAATGATATGCTAGGCTTCTTTCCAATGTGGAATCAAAAAATCGATGACACAATTAGATGGCCTGAAGTATGCTTGACTGCAATTAAGTATACCCCATTCATTGATTATGATAAGGCAAAGTTTCAGGCAATTTTAAAAAGCCACTTGCAATCCGTCTAAATAAAAGATATAATGCATACTGTGGATAATTCGTTCATACAAACATACTCCGTTATACAAAAAGGAAAAACATATGAGTTCATTTGCAAATCTCAAACGCAACAGCAGTCAATTCGACAAACTGACAAAAGCTGTTGAATCAGTCAACAACCAGTCCACAGAGGCTGGCTCCAAAGATGATACCCGTTTCTGGCAACCTGAAGTAGATAAAGCAGGTAATGGCATGGCCGTTATTCGTTTTCTACCCGCACCTTCTATTGATGGTGAAGATGGTCTGCCTTGGGTTCGTGTATTCAATCATGGCTTTCAAGGTCCTGGTGGTTGGTACATCGAAAACTCTTTGACTACTCTTAACCAAAAAGATCCAGTCTCTGAGTATAATTCTACTCTTTGGAATTCTGGTATTGAAGCCAACAAAGAAATTGCTCGTAAGCAAAAACGCAAGTTAACTTACATCGCAAACATCTTGGTTGTTTCCGATCCAGCAAATCCTTCTAACGAAGGTCAAATCAAACTGTATAAGTTTGGTAAGAAAATCTTCGATAAAATCTCAGAGGCAATGAATCCAGAATTCGCTGATGAGACACCTGTCAATCCATTTGACATGTGGGAAGGTGCTAACTTCAAATTGAAGATTCGTAATGTCGAGGGCTATCGTAATTATGATAAATCAGAATTTGCAGACAAGTCTGCTCTTTTTGATGGTGATGATTCTAAACTCGAAGAGTTGTGGAAGAAAGAATATTCTCTCAAAGAATTTCTTGAACCAAAACAATTCAAGCCTTATGAAGTTCTAAAGGCTCGTTTAGATAAAGTTCTCGGTTTTGATGGTGGTGCAGTTGCACCTAAAACTAAGGCTGAAGATGCGAGTGTATCTCGCAAATTATCTGAAAATGACTTAGAGCGGATTGACCGCAAAGCCGAAGCAGATGATGATTTGGATTATTTCAAGTCTTTGGCTCAACAAGAATAAACTAGTTTTACAACAGTTTGACCCCACCTCGGTGGGGTTTTTTGTTTTTAGAATGATGAAATTTTATCTTGATTTCTTACGAATGTGTTCTCACTATTTCTAACATTGATAGGCGCATTCGTTACATTAGTTGCGTTTGTAACTTTTGGTGCAGACACAATCGATGTATTTGTATTGTTACCACCAGTCATTGCTTCTGTCTTAGCCATAGTGTTTTCATTAGATTGCTTTGTCATTTTTTCACCAGTGGTTGGTTGCGCTGGTGTTAATTGTGGTGTAGGATTGTCTGCAAGAGATTTATCCATTGTTGCATTCATGGCATCTCTACCTTTTTTATAAATGGCAATTCTTTTTGCATCGTCTGTTATTTCTTTACCATCTGCACCAACAAGACTCATCTTATATTTGCCATTTTCTTTTCCGGTAACTTGTTCATATTGAAATTTAGTTAGGCCTCCGAATAAATCTTTCTCACCAGCTGGTGTTGGTGCAATTGACGCAGTAGTTTTACTTGTGGGTGCTGGTTGATTAGCACCAACACCAGTAGATCCAGATTTTAATTCTTGACCCTTACCTTGTGCTATGTTAGCATCGGCTGATGTCGGTGCAGTCTTATTTGATTTACCTTTTTCTAATTTCATTGCAATCATATCACTATCAAGTAAGTGTAAGTCTGCGTTAGGATATTTTTCCTGCAATTTTTCTTTAATTAACTCAGGAGCATTGAAATCATTTGTATCACCACCTTTTGCAATATATTCATCAACCGCTTTAGTTACAGCAGTGCCGTCTACTAAATTTGGCGGTGCTATTGAATTACGCTCTTTCTCAGATTCTTTATATTCAGAAGGCACTGATTTAGTAGCACCATCTTTCAATTCAGGTGCTCCTGGAACTTTTGTTTCACCTGTTGTTGCACCCTCTTTTTTATCACCACCAGTTTTCTCTTCTTCTCCAACTTTGCCAGCAAATTCTGCTTTCACTGCGGCCGTAGTTTCTGATTGAATTATTCCCAGTCTTTCACCAACCAATGGATCCGATTCTGGTTTAATTCCATAAACATCTTGATAGATATCTTTTGCAACAAGTGCTATCGTTGCAGGAATTGCTGTAACAAAAGAACCAATACCTGAGACTGCTTCTAGTCCAGCACCAACAACATCACCATCCATCAAACGACTAAGTGCAAATCCAACACCAATAGCGGCACCCAAAAATGGTATTGATTTTCCAACAGCAGATGCTACTGCTTTAGGAACTCTTTTTGCAATTGATTTTTTAATCAAAGCCGCAACACCTTCTTTACCTGCTGTCTCAGCACCAGCGGCAGCCGCTCGTTTTGCACCAACT